ATGTGGAACATTCCCAATACCCTAACAGCCTTTAGGTTGTGTTTAATCCCAATTTTTTTATTTATCTTCTATCTACCAAATCAATGGGCGTTTTTCGCAGCAGCATTTGTATTTTGGCTAGCGTCGATCACCGATATCCTTGACGGCTATCTAGCTCGGCGTTTAAATCAGTCGACGCCGTTCGGTGCCTTTTTAGACCCTGTTGCCGATAAAGTAATGGTCAGTGCAGCCCTGGTGGTGTTAGTTGGCCACTATCAAAGTGCGTGGATGACCGTACCGGCGTTGATTATTATCGGCCGCGAAATAGTGATCTCGGCTTTAAGAGAGTGGATGGCGGAGCAGGGTAAGCGTGGTGAGGTAGCGGTATCCCAACTTGGTAAGGTGAAAACAGCGGCGCAAATGCTCGCCATTATTGGCCTGATTTGGCAATTTCAGCCTTGGATGGTGACCCTGAGTTATATTCTATTATACATAGCGACTATTCTGACCTTTGGCTCTATGGTGCAGTATCTCATGGCTGCGCGCCATAGCTTCTTCGCTAAAGAAGGCTAAATGTATAATAACACGCCGTTTTAGATAAAAATTAAGCAAACGATTCAAAACCCATATTTTTTGTATTGACGCGTTTAATAATCTCTGTAGAATGCGTCGGTGTTGAGAGGGCGCTAGCCCAGCACTGCTTTAACTAAACGTTATAAACAGTGTTCAATGATGCGAGTATAGCTCAGCTGGTAGAGCGCAACCTTGCCAAGGTTGAGGTCACGAGTTCGAACCTCGTTACTCGCTCCAATCATTGATGGCGGAATGGCAGAGTGGCCATGCAGCGGATTGCAAATCCGTCTACCTCGGTTCGACTCCGGGTTCCGCCTCCATATCTCAACGTTTCCACACGCGTATAGCAACCCGAGCCCGGGTGGTGGAATTGGTAGACACAAGGGATTTAAAATCCCTCGATCGTAAGATCGTGCCGGTTCAAGTCCGGCCCCGGGCACCATCTCAAAAATGCTATGTAAATCAGCGTCTTAAAGAACCCCCTCGAAGGGGTTTTTTTGTTCCCATAATGTCCCACCCGTGGGAGCGTTGCCTCTAAGTTGTGCCTTTCCCTTATCAAGACCCCGATCTCGATGCCTTCCCCTGTGCCTTAACCCAAAAGAACACCCTTAAAAATTTTTTTTATTTTCTCCTTGATTAATCCCACGCGTGGGCGTATAAAGTCCCACGGCTGGGACGGTTGCCCGCATACGGGGCCTTTGTGCCCTCGTGCGTCCGTGCCCTTTTTTTAAGTCAATGGTCCCACTCGTGGGATTCAAAAACAGGAGAATTTAATAATGACTTATTCAAACCTTGAAGCAGTACAGGCAGAGTTAGAGAAACGCGGTCGCGACCTTGGGGCGCTCCGTTACGACACTCGCACAGAGAAAGCCACAGAGAAGGGGAGAGCCGACGAGACTTCCTTCGGTTCGGCTTTGGTTGCTCGCAACGTTGTGAACGTAAAGGAAGCCCTAGAGGAGGCCGTCCGTCCACCGAAGGGCCGTCCGCTGGCAGCCTTTAAGGCTATCGAGGGGCTAGACCTTGGCGTCGTGGCAATGGTGACGTTATCGACGGTCATAGGGAAGATCGCGAAGGCCACAAGCGCCGTGCGTCTCTCGGTCATGCTTGCCGATAACATTTTCCACGAGGTACGTAAGGCCGCGCTCGACGACGAGGGCCGTAAGCACTTAGCGAACCTCATTAAGAAGAACGGGGCACAGGGCCGCGACGCTCTCCGCACCTTGGACTATGCCCTCGAGGCTCACTCCGTGGACGTGCCCGAGTGGGACGAGGTCCAAAAGGTAACGATAGGGCGGGCGCTTATCGAGCTTGTTATCCAGCGCACCGACTTGATAGAGGCAACCGAGGGGGATGTCCCAGCGAACGCCAAGAAGGGCGCAAAGCCGCCCGAGGTAATTGTCGCTACTGCGAGCCTTAACGAGTGGATCGCGAACCACCGCGAAGACCTCCGCCTTATGAGTCCGGTTTATTTGCCTATGGTTGTTAAGCCTAGAGACTGGCACGCGGGGAACATTTATAACGGTTGCTACCTAACGAACGAGCAAGCCCCGGTCCCATTCGTCAAACGTAAGAAGAAAAAGCAGATGGACCGCTTACGCAATGAGAACCCCGAGACAGTCTTCGAGGCCGTTAACCTAATCCAATCTACTGCGTGGCGTATTCGTAAGCCTGTGTTGCGTCTCCTGCGCCGTATCGTGGACGAAAAGCTCGACCTAGGTATCGACGCGAAGTCATTCCCGCCAATGGTCGACGAGCCTCTCCCGGAGGGGGCCGACTGGAAAACTGAGAAGGACCACAAGAAGAAGCAAAGCGAGATCGAGAACTTGCGGACCTTGGCCCTTACGAACCTATCCACGGCGGAGGAGTTCGACGACTTCGATCGTTTCTACGTTCCTCACCACTTGGACACCCGGGGCCGAGTCTATCCGATCCCAGCGCTCAACCCTCAAGGCGCGGACTATATCAAGGGCCTATTAGAGTTTGCCGACGGGAAGCCGTTAGGAGAGGCCGGGATTTATTGGCTTAAAGTACACACAGCGAACCTTTTCGGCGTGGACAAGGTCCCATTCGAAGACCGTGTCGCGTGGGTGGATCAAAACTGGAACGACTTATTAGCCTCCGCAATGAACCCCACAGGGCATTTATTTTGGACTGAGGCCGATAAGCCGCTCCAAGCGTTTGCCGCCTGTGTGGAGCTTTTGGGCGTGTCTATGGAGGGGCCGGAGTATGTCTCCCGTATGCCGATCGCCCTTGATGGCTCATGCTCAGGACTGCAACACCTAGGAGCCGCTTTCCGCTGTGAAATTACAGGTAAGGCCGTGAACCTGATCGACGGGCCAAAGCCTAACGACATTTACCAAGACGTTGCCGACAAGGTGCAGGAAGCCCTAGAGGGTGAAACCGTGGAAGGTAACAAGGTCATAGCGCAGCAGTGGCTAGCATTCTGTAAGGGGAAGGTCTCGCGTAAAATCACTAAGCGTCCCGTTATGACGTTCCCCTATGGCTCCAAGGCCCCGGGCTTCACTCAGCAGTTAATGGACGACATTATCAAGAAGGAAGACCCGAAGACGCTCCCCTTTGACGAACCACGCGTCGCGGCCCAGTACCTCGCGAACCTGATCGAGAAGGCCGTCTCCGCGACCGTACTCAAAGCCGCCGAGGCTATGGAGTGGATGCAGTCCGCCGCCTCAACTATTGCCGCAGGGGGAACGGTTATCCAGTGGACGACGCCTCTCGGCTTCCCAGTGGTGCAAGAGTACCGCAAAGAGGCAAGCCGCCGCGTTGACTCTGTAGTCTTCGGGACGCGCCTCCGTTCGCGAGTGAACGAGGAGACCGACGACATAGACGCCCGTAAGATGGCCAACGCGATCAGCCCTAACGTCGTACACTCGTTAGACTCGTCTCACTTACTGTTAACTGTGGTACGGGCCGCAGAGGAGGGGATCGACCAGTTCGCCTTAATTCACGACAGTTTCGGGACCTATGCGGCAGACACTCCGAGATTCTTCTCTATTATCCGTGAGGCGTTCGTCGAAATGTACGAGGAGGACGTCTTCGACTACTTAGAGCGGGAGTTCCTGTCTCAGGTCGACGAGGCAGCCGCTAAGAAGAAGCGGAAGAAAATCCCAGCGTTACCGATTCGCGGCTCCTTGGAACTTGAGGCGGTGGAATCGTCGTCCTTTGCTTTTGCCTAGATGGTCCCACGCGTGGATCAGTCTCACAGGAGGGCCTAATTAGGTCCTCTTTTTTTTGTTTTCAGGAAAGGCCGGAAACCCAGTAAAGACGCGGCTTTGCGAATTGTCCCCCCACATAGGAGAAGTGACCCAAAGAAAACAGACTTAAAGATGTTCTTTAGGATGTTCTTTATGACTGTCTTTAAGACGTTCTTACTTATGTTCTTATTAACCTCTAAGAATGTCCTAAAGACCCTCTCCCTCGACATTCGTCTAGCCCAGTAACGACGGGGCCTCCCGAATTGTCCCCCCACATAGGAGAAGCAGCTCAACGCTTCCTAACACAATTTGAGAAAACCCGAGGACCAGCCGGAAGGACTCTCCACACCCCCTAGGAGTTCTCCCGGTTGGGCTTCCCTATGTCCGACAGGAACTAGCAAAATGACTAACCAATTCTTAATTAACTACGTCCGCGAGCAATTCGGCTTTCCTCCTCACTTAATTACACCGGAGATGGAACGAGCCGCAAAGGCCGCTTACGAAACCCAACAAGCCAGCAACGAGGAGACCTCACACAATGGCAAAAGCTAAGAACCCTAAATACACATCACCACGAGCGATCGCGTCTTACCCTTACCTTAATAAACCTGACGAGTTCAAAGGCGCTTGTCGTTTTAAAGCGGATCTAGTTATGGACCGTGACGTCGCCGCGCCTCTTATTGAGAAATGCGAGGATGCCCTAAAAGCCTTCGTCGAAAAGCACAACGAACAAGTTGCCGACGGCTCGAAGAAGGGCAAGAAGTTAAACCTTAAGAAAGCCCTAGCGACTGGTTTACCTTTCGACGAACACGAAGAAGACGAAGATAAAGTCGTCTTTAAGGTGAAGCAAAACGCGGTCGTTAATGGCGACAAAGTACGTCTAGTGTACTACGACGCGAAGGGGACCCGAATCAAGAAAGCCCCCATTATCCGTGGTGGTTCGACGATCAAAGTGTCGGGCACTATTCGCGGCTATGAAGGTTTTGGCGGTGGTGTAACCCTGTCTATTTCAGCGGTGCAGATTATCGACCTAAGCGAAGGTGGTGCAGACCTCGAGGACGGTTCCGCGTTTGGCTTCGAGGAGGAAGACGGCTTCGAGGCTGATGCATACGAGGAAGGCTTCGAGGAAGACGAGGACGGCAGCTTCGACGCTGACGACGCCCCGGACGACGAAGACGACGACGACGAGGACTTTTAAAATATGGGAGACCCTAAGAAATGGGTCTCGACAGGTCTTAAGCCGTTAAGCGCAAACAAAATGCACTTAGGAAGGAAGGTCGATTCGGCGGAGTACCGTCGCTATAAAAAACACTTAGTTGACACGCTCCCCGATCTCGACATTCCCGACGGCCCCCTCCGGGTCCGCCTTCTAGTCTGCTTCTCTAGCAAACTTGCGGACCTAGACAACGTTTTTAAGCCCTTCCTCGATACCCTACAAGCCCGCTATGGGTTCAACGATCGCCACGTCCATCGAATAGTCGCACAGAAGAAAATCGTCCCGAAAGGCAAGGAGACGATCCTCTTTTCTGTGGACGCTTGGGAGCCTACTCCCGAAGAATTACAGGAAATACAAAATGCACAAACCCCCGATTACTGTCCCGAGTGTGGACAACCTCAAGGGGCAACAGCGTGATGTAGCTTTAGCCCTTCTTTCCTTTGGCTACCTCAGCAAGGAATACGCCTTAAACAATCTCAAAGTCCGCGCTCTCCCTGAAATTATCCGCCGCCTACGTCTAAAAGGTTGGCCTATCGACACCCACGAAGCACAACCGACCCGCCTTTATACCTTACGCCGTGGCTTAGCTCACGACTGCGGTGTCATTGCGAGTGGCCTCTCGGTTGCCCTTAAGTTGCATCGCTTCGACGAAGCGCTCGTCGGTGCTGAGTCCCTCGTCCGGCGTCTCCGAGAGGCCCCGGAAGTTAAGCGAGGGCTAAACGCATGACCCACGGCAACCACGAGACCGACTCCGAGTTCGTGGGAAAGGAGCCATGTCCCGAGTGCGGATCTAAGGACAACTTAGGCCGCTACTCTGACGGTCACGGCTTTTGTTTTGGCTGTGAGTATTACGAACCCGCCGAGGGCGAAGAAGGCCACACAGCGAAAGCCGCAAAGCCTGACTTTAAGACTGTCCGGGGCGAGTTCCGTCCCCTCAAAAAGCGGGGCCTCAGTGCCGACACTTGTAAGTTTTGGGGCTATCACTCAGGCGTTACAGTATGGCACGCCAAGAAAGAGCGAGAGGTCCCCGCGCAGGTAATCGACATTCGAGACCGAGAGACCCGCCGTCTCATAGCCCAAAAGTACCGCACCAAAGATAAAGAGTTCCCGATCAAGGGCGACGTTTCTTCGCGTCCTCTCATTGGGGCGCACCTTTGGAGCGGGGGCCGTCGTTTAGTCATTACTGAGGGTGAAATCGACGCGATGACTATCTCCGAGTTACAGGGGAACAAGTGGCCCGTCGTATCGCTCTTTAATGGCGCACAGGCCGCAAAGAAGAACGTCCTCGCGAACCTTGACTATATCAAGCAATTCGGAGAGGTCGTCCTTTGCTTCGATATGGACGAGCCGGGCCAAGACGCCGCCAAGGAGTGCGCGGAGGTCCTGATGTCCATCGTTCCGACTAAGATCGTGCAGCTCCCCCTTAAGGACCCGAACGAGATGCACCTCGCGAACAGAGGCGAGGAGGTTATCCGGGCGATCTGGAATGCTACCGAGTACCGCCCCGACGGTCTTCTCGAAGTGGACGACCTTATCGACGCCGCTCTCGAGGAGATGGAGCCGGGTCTCCCTTGGATATTCGAGGGGATGAACAAATCGAGTAACGGTCGGCATTATGGCGAAGTCCATACGATAGGCGGCCCAACGGGCGGCGGTAAGACTGACTTTCTACTGCAACAAGCCGACTATGATGTCCGCACCTTAGACCAGAAAGTCGGGCTATTTCTCGTAGAGAACGACCCCGCCGAGGTACTCCAATACTTAGCGGGCAAGGCCGACGGTAAGTTCTACTATGAGCCAAACCACCCGCACCGAGAAGAACAGGACGCGATGCGCGAAGCTATGGGTCGTTACCGAGGCAAGATCTCAGTATACGACAACTTTGGGCTTTGCGACTGGGACCTCATAAAGGCGCGGATCTTATACCTCATTGCCCGAGGCTATCGCGTCTTTTATGTCGACCACCTAACGGCACTCGCCACAGGAGGCGACAAGGACGAAAAGGCCGAGCTAGAAACCATCATGGCGGACATTGCCGAGTTTGCTAAACGCCATAACGTCCTGTTTCACCTCGTCAGTCACTTAGCCACAGCCGAAGGGAAGTCCCACGAAGAAGGCGGACGCATCACGATCCGACACTTTAAAGGCTCCCGAGCTATCGGTTTTTGGTCTCATGCCATGTATGGACTCGAGAGGGACCAACAGGCCGAAGACGAAGACGAACGCGCCACGACGACTATCCGCCAGCTTAAACGCCGGAAGTTCGGTAAGGGCGTCGGCAAGATAACCCGCGCCAAGTATGACCCCGAGACGGGCCTTTCTAAAGAGGTCCACGACTCCCCATTCGAAGACGAAACCGAGGACGACGGCCCTCCGTGGAACGAGGACGAGCCGGAGTTCTAACCATTAACCAAATAGGAGAAGCCAGATGGCAAAAGTAACAAACACCACACCGATCCCCACAGAACACACCTTCGAGGTCTCCTTAACGGACCAAGAGATTAAGCGAAACACCGAAATAGCGGCGCGCCTTTACATGCACCGCCAAGAAATAGCGTCTCTTTTGGGCTTAGGTCGTTTCGATAAGAGCTTCGACGAGATGCTCGCGTTGGTGTTCGCATTGGACCCTAAAGACCCACTCGACGAGGTCGACGAGGTCGAAGATGACTTCTTATTCATGGTTGGAGCGGCGCGTCTATGATCGACGCGGGTAAGCTAAGGGTCGGAATCATCCGCCCAACACTCACGCAACTAAGCGATTCAACCGGGCGCTATATGGCAGGAAGGAACGTCGAAGACCTTCTCGTTATGATAGCAGCCCACGAGTCGCACTTCGGGAAGTATCGTCGCCAAGTGGGCGGCGGTCCGGCTCGGGGGATTTACCAGATAGAGATCCCCACGCACGACGACCTATTCGAGAATTACCTCGAGTTTAGGCCCGAGTATAAAGACGCCGTTCTCTCGTTCACAGGGAACGATCCTCGCCTTGACTGGCAGCTCGAGAATAACGACCGTTACGCGACAGCCGCCGCGCGTCTCCTTCTATGGAGAAAACCCGAAGCCATTCCAGCCCCCGCCGACTTTTCCAAGAGTCCCGATCCTTCCGGGGCTTACCTTCTCGCCCTTGCCGAGTATGCAAAAAAGCATTGGAACACCGAAGGCGGCGCGGCAACCCCGGAGAAGTACCTCGAAGACTATCTCCGCCTAACCTAGAGGAGAACCTCACCTATGGCCCGTTTCGCCTCAGACATTGAGACGGACGGCTTCCTCGACGTGTTAACCCGCGTCCACTGTATAGTAAATATCGACATTGACTCCGGCGAGTCCTACCGATACGCCCCCCACGGCGTCGCCAATACGCACGGTTTACCCCGTGACGGTGTCGAGCAGTTACGCACAGCGGACGAAGTAGCCTTCCACAATGGGATTAAGTTTGATGTCCCAGCTATAAAAAAAGTCTATGGAGTTGACCTCCGAGCAGACCTAGGAAGTAAGCTCCGGGACACGCTCGTCGAGACCCGTCTTATTTATTCAAACATTAAAGACCTAGACGCGAAGCATCGCAGCCGTTGGGGCTTACCCGGTAAGTTATTCGGGTCGCACAGCCTCAAGGCTTGGGGCTATCGCCTTGGTGTCCATAAGGACGACTTCGGCGAGACTACCGATTGGAAAACATTCAGCCCCGAGATGCTCGACTACTGCGAACAGGACGTCGTCGTCACTGTGGCTTTAGTTAAGAAACTCGACGCCAAGAAGTACAGCCGAAAAGCCATAGACCTAGAGCATAAGGTCCAGTGGTTGATGGCTAAGCAAGAGCGAAACGGCTTCTATTTCCACGAAGACAAAGCCGTCGAGCTTTACGCCAAGCTTAACGCCCAGCGCATTAAACTTGAGGGCGAGATCGTCGAGCGCTTCGGTGGTTGGTACGCCTTGAATCGTGCCTCGGCCTCCGACGCGATTAAGAGCAAAAAGGGTAAGACCTACCGCGTCAAAATACCAAAACGCACGGTTAACCCTAAGCCCGGTTCGAAAGTCCTTCCCACGACGAAAGGCGTCCCTTATACCCCCGTTAAGTGGATAGACTTCAACCCGACAAGCCGTCAACACATCGCCCGGGTCCTAAAGGCGCGAGGGTGGAAACCTAAAGCGTTCACCCCCTCGGGAGATCCACAGGTCGACGAGAGTGTCCTCTCGAAACTTCCTTATCCCGAAGCCAAAGTCCTAGCCCGCCTATTCATGTTGCAGAAACGTCTAGGCCAGCTAGGAGACGGCGCTCAGGCATGGCTAAAACAGTGCCGCAAGAATGAGCTAGGGATTTTTATCCATCACAGTGTAAACCCTTGCGGGACGGCAACCTTCCGGGCTAGTCATTCTTACCCCAACGTGGCCCAAGTGCCAAGCACAGGGGCGGAGTATGGCAAGGAATGCCGCGAGTTATTCGCTATTCCTCCCGGTTGGGTGCTTCTTGGTTCGGATGCCTCCGGCCTTGAGCTGCGCTGTCTCGGTCACTTCATGGCGAAATGGGATGGCGGGGAATACATAAAGGAAATTCTCGAAGGTGACATCCACACGGCAAACCAAAAGGCCGCAGGACTAGCCGAGCGTTCTCAAGCGAAAACCTTTATCTATGCGTTCCTATACGGAGCCGGAGACGTGAAGATCGGGAGCATTGTCGCCCCCACTAAGTCGACCAGCTACCAGCGCAAGATCGGTAAGGCGTTAAAAGAGAAGTTCCTTCGAAACATTCCCGCCCTAGGGAAGCTACAGGACGCCGTACAGAAGGCCGCTAAACGTGGCTATATCAAGGGCTTAGATGGTCGTAAGATTTACGTCCGATCGGCTCACTCGGCGCTTAACTTCCTGTTACAGAGTGCCGGGGCCTTGGTTTGTAAGCTTTGGATCGTCCTAGTGGAAGAAATGGCCCTAGAGGCCGGACTTCGCCACGGCTGGGACGGAGACTTCGCTTTTTGTGCTTGGGTGCATGACGAAGTCCAAGTCGCTTGTCGTAGCCGAGAAGTCGCCGAGAAGCTAGGCGCGATCTGTAAAGCCGCTATGACCAGAACCGAGGAGCTTTTCTCCTTCCGTTGTCCTCTCGACGCAGAGTTCGACATCGGCCTCTCATGGGCTGAAACCCACTAACCACCACAAGGCCCCGCTCGTCGGGGCTTTTCCATATCTGAAACATTAGGAGATCCTGCAATGGGACCTTATCGCATTATCTATGCTGATCCGCCTTGGAACTACAACGACAAACGCAAGGGCAACGGCGGAGCCGCTGACCATTACGGCACAACCAAAACGAGCGACCTCGCACAGATGGACGTCGCTTCATTAGCTGCGAAGGACTCGGTCCTCTTTATGTGGGCGACTTGGCCCTGTCTAAAAGACGCGTTCGAGTTGTTCGCCGCGTGGGGCTTCAAGTACAAGACTTGTGGCTTCAATTGGATCAAGACCTACCCGAAAAGCGTCGATAAGCTCGTCGTCGGTTTGGGACACCACACCCGAGGCAACTCCGAGATCTGTCTTATTGGCGTCCGAGGGAAGGGCGTCCCGCGCATTGATAAATCAATTCAACAGGTGCAAATCGCAGACGTTATTAACGCCTTGGACTTCCCCGAAGAAGACCTCCGCGAGCTACCGCAGACAGCTATACACCCACGAGGCGCACACTCTGCGAAACCTGTCTCGATCCGTGAGGAAATCGAAAAGCTTTACGGCATAACCGAGGAGAACTCCCACGAGTTCCCACGCTTGGAGATGTTCGCCCGATATACGGCCCCCGGTTGGGACGTCTTCGGTAATGAAGCCCCGGGAACTATCGAGATGCCTCTTAAGGATTGGCCCCCTCGACTACCAAAACCGAAGGAGTCCGCCGCGTGAAACTTCTAGCCCCTTACTTAGCGATCGCGGCTCTAGGGGTCCGCTTCCCCGAGATACCCGAGCCGCGCTTCTTGGCTAGTCCCACAACCTTATTCAACCCAAACCATAAGACCGGGGTCGCCGCTTCACGCCGTGCCGCCCGGAAGAACAAGAGAAAGAAACGATGAACCAGTTAACCGACCACAATTTCACCGAGGCATCTCTCCGCACGGAGGCCCCTCTCCAAGACACACAACTCGACCGCACGTCAATGCGACAACTCCACGCCGCGATCGGCATCGCGACCGAAGCGGGGGAGCTTTTGGACGCCTTCAAAAAGGCTTTTTTCTATGGGGAAGAACTAGACCGAGCAAACACCCTTGAGGAGGCGGGCGATCTCCTTTGGTACATCGCTTTGCTACTGGACGCTATGGAAAGCGACTTCGAGAGCGTCTCGGCGACTGTCATCGCGAAGCTCCGAGCGCGTTTCCCGAAGAAATTCGAGCAAGCACAAGCCGCTATTCGCGACTTAAAGGCCGAGCGAAAAATCCTAGAGGAGGGTGCAGCATGAACCTTAAACACACAATGACCAGCCGCGAGATCGCGGAGCTAACGGGGAAGCGTCACGCCAACGTAGTCCGAGACACCGAAGCTATGTTTAGCCAACTCAAAATTGAGGCGGCCGATTATTTAGACACTTACGCCGACGCTCAAGGTAAAACCCGCAAGCAATACCGCCTAGACCGCGACCTTACGATGACCCTTGTCACGAAGTACGACACGGCTCGCCGCTATGCCGTCGTTAGACGCTGGCGGGAACTTGAAGAACAAGAAGCCGGGCGCGAACTCAGCGAGGCTGAACTTATCGAGAAAATGGTCGACCTAGCGAAGAAGTATCGCGAAGAAGCCCACGACAAGACCTCTCGCATGTTGCTCCCGAAGAACATCGCCGCGAACCTATCCGACCGCCGAAAGGGCCGCGTTATTCACCCCGCAGACGTTAACGAAGCCCTTATCGCCCTTGGCTTTATGACCCGCTCGACCGATTACGTCGATGGCAAGAAGCGCTACTTCTACGACCTAACAGACCGAGGCCGAGAGTTTGGACGCGTGGGCAGCGCTACCAAGACGAACCGATCGTTAGAGTGGCGTGCGGGCGTGCTTCCTATTCTAGAGGAGTATTTCGATGCCCAAGCCTAAGAAACGCGTACTAATTCTAGACGGCGACCCTTACGGCTTTAAGGCCGCAGTTACTCACGAGGAGGCTATCGACTGGGGCGACTCAGTCTTTACGGCTCACGTCGACGTAAAAGCCGCCGCCAATAGCGCAGCCGATCAGATCGAGGAACTCGCGGAGCATTTAGACGCTGAGGTCGTCTTTTGTTGGGGTGGTCCCAATAAGAAGTATTTTCGCCACGACCTAGGGTCCTACAAGGCCGCCCGTAAGGTCTCCGTCCGTCCGATGTGTGTCCCACAGATTAAAGAGGACTTAGCGGAACGCTTCGAGTCTTACTGGTTCCCGGACCTAGAAGGCGACGACGTTATCGGCATCCTAATGACCGACCCGGACTTCTACCCGGGATACGAGAAGATCGCCGTCTCTATCGACAAGGACCTCAAGACGATCCCGGGCCTCTACCTGAACCCGGACAAAATGGACGAACCCGTCGAACGCTCCCCGGAGGAGTGCGAGATCTTCTTCCTGTCTCAGGCCATAGCAGGGGACATTACGGACGGTTACGCGGGCGCTCCGGGGTTCGGTATGGCAACCGCCGAGAAGTTACTCCGTAAGTGCGTGGTCCTTGAGCCGTACCTCCACACGCTCACACGCGGCCCTCGCAAAGGACAGACCGAGGAACGGACGCGAGAGGTCCCCGCCGATCGCCTTTGGGACGTGGTCGTCTCTTGCTACGAGTCGACAGGTCTCGACGAATCCGACGCCTTACTTAACGCCCGTATGGCCCGGATCTTAACGGCGGACCTATGGGACAAAGAGAACCAAAAGCCCATCTTATGGAGTCCCGAGCATGGCGCACTATGATTGCTCTTACTGTGGCGAGTTTGGCTGTCCCGGTGACTGTCCCGAGGGCCAAGCCGCGCTAAACCCTAAACCCAAGAACACAGCGGCCCCCGTCAAGTCAGACGGCGGGTCGTCCGCTTACTACACCCTAACCATTACCAACAAGAACGGCGAGACGTTCGAATGCGAGACCGGGGACATTATCCGGGCCTTAGTCGCGAACGACTTCTCGCTAGGAAACATCGTTAAGGCATGCCGCCGAGTCTCCGAGGCCCTCCAAGGCCGAGGGAAGGAAGGCGTCGATCCCGCTTACGACTTAAACAAAATCATCTATTTCGCCGAGGAGATAAAACATCATGCTATTCGTTAACAACATCACCAGCCTTTTAAATAAAGCCTCCGCTCTTTGTGAGAAGGCTATCACCGCAGCCAATAAGCAGATCGAAGCGGCTAACAATAAGACCGAGAAATTACAAGAGCAGATTCGTGAGCAAGGCTCCCTAATCGACAAAGCCAACAAAGATAAAGCCATTGCGGAAGCCCTTCGCGGTCAACTGACCACCTTCACAGAGGAGGCCGCGAAGAATGCCGAGTAAGAACGGTCTAACGGTTGAACTTATCGACAGCATGGGGGATGACCTTCGAGTCGCTAACGTGGCCCGGGTCTCCTTCAACAAATGGAAAACAGAGATGGACGAGAAAGACGTCCGCCTGATCGACTTCCTTGCCCGTCACGAACACACGTCACCATTCAGACACACCGCAGTAACGATCCGAGTTACCGCCCCGATATGGCTTGCCCGTCAACTTGGAAAGCACCAAGTCGGGATGTCTTGGAATGAAACCTCACGGCGTTACGTCGACACTGACCCGGAGTTCTTCACCCCCGCAGAATGGCGAAAGCGCCCGGACAAGTCGATTAAGCAGGGGAGCGGCGCACCGTTAGCCGGAGGCGCACTCTACGAGGTCGAACTCCTCCACAAGGTCAACGAGCAGACCGCCCGCAGAACTTACGAGAGGATGCTCGAACTCGGTGTCGCCCCGGAGTTAGCTCGCGGGGAACTGCCCCAAAATATGCTCACCTCGTGGGTATGGACCGGGTCCCTAACGTCCTTTTTCCACTGCTACCGCTTACGAGCCGAGGGGACAGCGCAACGAGAGGCCCAAGACTTCGCGGGCTTACTCGACGACATTATCTCCCCTTTATTCCCTCATTGTTGGCAAACCCTAAAGGATAATTAAGAACATGGCAGAAGGTAATATCCATACAAACGGCCCGATCCGATCAGGACGCAAGGGCGAAAACTCAGACGCTTACCGCGAAAACTACGAGCGTATCTTCGGCAAGCCCGGCGAAAAGAACCGTGAAGCCGAACAGCCTAAAAAGCGCAGCTTTACGATGCGTGTTAACGGGCAGGTCGTCTAGCCCGGCCTTTCCTCCTCCCTCCAAATTCCCCCCAATACAATAGGTTTTTGAATGACTTCCCAAGTTACAATCCTAAGCCGCTCCGAAGGCTGCCCAGTCTGTACGAGCGTTAAATCAGTATTTAAGGCCCTGGGCCTAGAGTACACCGAAATCGACGTCGACAAGGACGCCGAGAAGGCCTCGCAATACCTAGCTAAGGCCCGTAGCCGCTCCCTTCCGTTAATGTACGTCAACGGCGAGAACATCGCCTCGGGCGCTAAGTGTATCGAGGAGGCTCGGGCCTATGCGCGTTAATATTGACTATACACGAGACGCGCTTCTCACAGACCAAGCCCGCGAGCTAGTCGAGAAGTTCTACCTCCGCGACGGCGACGTCTCGCCACAAGACGCTTATGCTCGTATGGCCTGTTTCTATGCGAATGGCGACGAGTCCTTCGCGCAGCGTATTTACGACGCTATTTCCTTACAGTGGTTTATGGCGGCTAGCCCTGTGCTATCCAATGCCGTAGAACCGGGCGAACCTATGAAGGCCTTGCCGATCTCGTGCTTCCTCTCTTTCGTGGGAGACAACCTCGAGAGTCTCGTCGGTCATCAGAGTGAGCTAGCTTGGCTAACCCTCAAAGGCGGCGGCGTCGGTGGACACTGGGACAACATCCGAGCGGTTTCCAAAAAGGCCCCCGGTCCGATCCCATTCCTCAAGGTCGCCGACTCAGCCGTCACGGCATACAAGCAAGGACAAACCCGTAAAGGCGCTTATGCGGCTTATTTATCGGTGGATCATCCCGACGTGCTGGAGTTCCTCGAGATTCGAGTCCCAAGCGGCGGAGACATTAACCGAAAGTGTCTAAACCTACACAACGCGATAAACCTAACTAACTCTTTTATGGAGAAGGTCGCCAAGGACGAGACACACGTCTTCAAGTGCCCGCACTCAGGAGAGCCACGAGGCGAAATCCGAGCGCGTAAGCTTTGGGAGAAAATCCTCGAGGCCCGCTCACGCACTGGCGAGCCTTACCTTAACTTTATCGACACAGCTAACGAGGCGCTACACCCGGCACTTAAAGCAGCGGGCCTTAAGATATACGGTTCGAACCTGTGCAACGAGATCCACCTCCCAACGAACGAGGAACGTACAGCGGTTTGCTGTCTGTCTTCGCTTAACTTGGAGAAGTGGCCCGAGTGGCGTAGCACTGGTTTAGTCACCGACCTGATCCGCTTCTTGGATAACGTCCTCGAGAAGTTTATCGAACACGCCCCGGACGACATCGCAAAGGCTCGTTACTCTGCAATGCGTTCGCGTGACCTAGGCCTCGGTGCGATGGGCTTCCACGGCTTATTGCAGTCTATGGGCTTAGCCTTCGAGAGTGAGGCCGCAGCGAGTCTTAACCGTATGATCTTTGAGGACATAGCAAAAGAGGCCGCCGAGGCTTCCGAGAAGCTAGGCCAAGAACGAGGAGCCGCGCCGGACTTAGCCGAGCAGGGCTACACACGCCGAAACGCTCACCTTTTGGCAATTGCACCGAACGCTAACTCGTCAATGATTGCCGGAGCGTCCGCGTCTATCGAGCCGATTAAGTCTAATGCTTATGTGCATAACACTCGGGCAGGGTCACACACGATCCGAAACAAGCACCTAGTTAACGCACTTCGCGAGCATGGCCTCGACAACGCTAAGACGTGGCGCAGTATCGTGGCGAATGATGGCTCAGTGCAGCACCTCAAAGGCTTACCCGACGAGGTCAAAGCAGTGTTTAAAACGGCATTCGAGATAGATCAGTCTTGGGTCGTTCGTCACGCCGCTGACCGCCAAGCGCATATTTGCCAAGGCCAAAGCGTTAACCTTTTCTTTCCCGCCGGGAGTCCCCGGGCCTATGTGAACCGCGTCCACTTGGAAGCGTGGAAGCGTGGCCTTAAGGGCCTCTATTACTTCCGTACTGAGTCAGTCGCTAAGGCCGACAAAGTAGGGGAGCAGATCCAACGCGTCGCCCTCGGGGACGCTCAACCAACACAAGAGGAGTGCGTAGCATGTCAGGCTTAATGACCCCAACACTCTGTTATAAACCCTTTAAGTACCCTTGGGCTATGGAGATAGCCAACAAGCACGAGCAAATCCACTGGCACGAAGGCGAGGTCGATTTACAGGACGACGTTAACCAGTGGCACACCGGGGAGCTAGCCGCCCACGAGAAAAACCATATAACGCAGATCTTAAGGTTATTCACTCAGTCGGACACACAAGTCGGCGCTAACTATTGCGACTACTTTATCCCAGTGTTCCAGAATAACGAGATCCGCTGTATGTTGCTCGCCTTTGCGGCTCGTGAGGGCATCCATCAACGCGCCTATGCCTTGTTGAACGAGACTTTAGGTCTAGACGACGAGGAGTTCTCCGCGTTCCTCGACTACGAGGAGATGGCCAGCAAGGCGGCTTTTAGTGCTGAGAACTCAACCGAGACAGATCAGGACGTCGCCGAGGCCTTGGTCAAAACGGTGTTAAACGAGGGCCTTTGTCTATTTAGTGCCTTCGCTCAGTTGTTGACCTATAAGCGATCCGGGAAAATGCTCGGAATGTCCAAGGTCGTAGAGTGGAGCATTAAGGACGAGACCGAACACGTCCAAGGAATGACCCAACTATTCCGCACTTACGTTGCCGAACATCCCCACGTATTAACAGACGAGTTTAAGCGCAAGGCCTACGAAATGACCCGCCAAGCGGTCGAACTAGAGGACGCGTTTATCGATCTGTGTTACGAGCAGGGCCAGCCCCCGAAGCTGTCAAAGGACGAGCTTAAGGCATATATCCGTTATATAGCCGATCGCCGTCTTATTGGCCTAGGCTTTAAGGGCAACTACGGGGTAAAGGAAAACCCGTCGCCTTGGATCGAGGAATTACTCGGCGACCAGCTAACGAACTTTTTCGAACAGCGTGTCGCTGACTATTCGGTCGGTAATATGGCGGGCGAGTGGGAATATCCCGAAACTTTAGAGTTATTGGAGTTATAAAATGATTGACTCTTGCCTCCGTAGGGTTATAATAACCCCAAGTTAAACAGACAAACGGAGGAGGTTTGAAAAGCCATGAGTTAATCAAGAAGTTAGAGTCGGCAGGGTGGCGAGTAGTGAGACATAGGAAAAGCTCTCATTGTCAATTAAAACACCCTGATAAACCGAACTTAATAACGGTTCCACACCCACGAAAGGATTTAGGTAAGGGACTGTTACATAAGATACTCAAGGACGCGGGGCTTTAGTCCCGCTTTTCCGATGGCAGTCAAACCCCCAAGGCAGACGAAAGAGGCAATTATGTATATATACCCAGTAGCAATAGAGTTAGGCAACGAGGACACAGCCTTCGGCGTGGTCGTTCACGATCTACCCGGTTGTTATTCCGCAGGGGATAGCATGGACGAAGCCCTCGAGAACACCAAAGAGGCGATCGAGTTCCATCTCGAAGGTCTAGCGGAGCAGGGCGAATTACCCCCGGCCCCTAGTGACCTAAAAGACGTCGCCGCAATGGACGAGTATAAGGGATGGGTGCTTGGTTTCGTACAGATAGACGTCGAGCCGTTCCTCGGTAAGTCGTCAAAAATCAATGTGACCTTGCCGAACCTACTAACGAGGAAAATCGACGAGTTTGTCCTTACTCACCCCGAGTTTAAAAACCGCTCGAATTTCCTCCAGTTGGCAGCCCTAAATACCCTCGAAAAGGCCTAAAAAACCCTTAGCCCCCGAATTGCTGAAACCCAGTAACGACGGGGCCTCCCGAATTGTCCCCCCACATAGGAGAAAGAACACAAGCCGAAGTGTAACCTTTAAGACAGTCTTTAAGACAATCCCCTTGATAGTCCTTATGACCGTCTATAGGTTCGAGCTTCTTCCCCTTCGTCTTGTGGGAGAGTCTTCCCGCCTCAAAGGAGAACCATCCGAACGAGCCTCGGGAACCTCTCCGCTCACTAAACATTAACCAGCAACAAACCTTAAGGCCTCTTAATGACCCAAAGGACCGATAGCAATGTCCGAACATGGGGACCGACTCTCCTCGGTATCGTGTTCGCCATATTGCAAGGCTTTACGGTCTACTTTACGAAGAACGTCGAGACCAGCTTAACGAAACTCGAGAACAAGCTCGATCAGACGTGGGACATCACCATAGTGACCCAAGCCAAGATGGGAGCCTTGGAGTCCCAAAACGTAAAGCTAGAGAAAGAACAAGCCAAACTACAGACCGAAGTGCAGCGCGTCCGAGAGGAACTCCTCCGGCACGTCGCAGAGCACCCCTAAGACCAGCCCCGCGAGGGGCTTATCCCAACTATTCACCCTTATTGAATCTTAAGAAATACCCCCGGGCACTCCCGAGGTTTTTTATTCTCCTTCCCTCGTTAGGACACACGGCCCAGCGGCTCGGAGGTTTTTCCTCCTTGTTTCCCTCCGCTCCCGTCAAGCCTTCCCCCCTCCGTCCTCCCGGGGGTATCTCTTAAGATTTAACCAACAAGGAGTTAGCACCATGCGCTTACCAAACTTAATTAAACCAGTACGCGACATTCCGTCCCCTTGGGTACGTCGTTTAGTCCTCGCCTTTTGGGCCGTCCTCTTGCCGCCCTTATTGGTGGTTATGTCTATCCTAGCCACGCTTAAGGACCTAGGCTCAGCCCTCAAGACCTTAGCTTATTGGTACACGGACGACTTGCCGACAATGTGGGCTAAGGAGTGGACCCCGTGAGTATCTTTAAGACCCTATTCTCAGGGGGTGACATAGTAGACAAAGCCGCCGACGGTATCGACGCGACCTTCTACACGGACGAGGAGAAGTCCGCCCACTTTGCGACTCTCCTTAAGCTTTACGAACCCTTCAAGGTGGCCCAGCGTTTCCTTGCTGTCATCTTCTCGGTCCCTTATGCCGTTTTCTGGTTGGTTACAGCTATCGCCTCTTTTTGGCGTGACGTTACCCCCCAAGTGGAGCTACTGACTAACCCCGACGGCATAGCCCCGATCGTCCTAATGATAAACATTTTCTACTTTGGAGGCGGTGCGCTCGAGGGCGTCGTCCGTCGTTTCCGCACCAAGAAAGAACCCGAGTAATTCAACCATAGGAAATAAGCTCTATGTCACCTAATTTTGTTATAGGCGTGTGTTTCGTCCTAGCCGTCCTATTCTTCTTATACCTCACGATCTCACACCATCGACGGGTCGTTAAGACGCGCCGCTTTTATGCCGAACAGGCCGCCCAACGACGAGAGGCCCGAAAGAAGGCCCTTAAGTCCGTCCGAGAGGCCACTCGCGCCCCCTCACGGCCCGAAAGTACAGGACCGAAGGCTTCCCCTAGGCGGACCCCGAAAGCCTCGCATACGGGCACACACAGCCCGAGCTATACGCCCGCTTATATGGACTCGTCTTCGTCGTTCTCGTCGTTCTCGTCCTCTTGTTCTTCCTCCTCGTTCTCGTCCTCTGATAGCGGCGGTGGAGGCTGTTTCTAAAAGTACCCCCCGGGGGTCTCAATATGGAGTTATAGATGCTCAGCTTTAAAAGCAACGTAGATCCCCTTATGGACAAACTTAAGGAAGCCGGGGATCAAGTTCCCTATGCGACAAGCCTCGCTATAAACGATGTGGCTTACCAATCCCGGTTAGCCCTACAGTCTCACATGGCCCGCGTCCTAGATGCCCCCATCCCGTTCACCCTTCGCGGTGTTCGCTACGATAAAGCCTCTAAGCGCAACCTCCGTGCCCTTGTGTATCTAAGGGACGAAGTAGCTCGCTATATGGAAGCACAAATCGAAGGGGGCACTCGTGACGAGAAGGGCCTCGAGGTAGGCCTAAAAGCCTCCCGCTTATTCACCCGCAATAATATCCCCCGGGATACTTACTTTATCCCTACGAAGGCCTATCAGACAGGCCGAGGGGGCAACATCACCAAGGCCAAGGCCCGAAAGATACTCGAGGAGACCAAGCGTCCCGACGGTAAGTTCTTCATGTTCCAAGATGATAGGGACGAAAGGCCTCTCGTGTTTGAACGCATGAGGGGAGGGAAGGACCTTCGGCTCGCTCTTGTTGGTGTTGGTACGCCTAAGTACAGCAAGCGAGTGAAGTTCGAGGAGACAGTCGCCGAGACAGTCGAGAGGACATTCCGCAAGGCACTGGATAAGGCCCTAGATAAGGCGCTCCCAGCCTCGGATTAATAACCCGGCCCCCCCTTAAAATTACCCCCACCATACCCCCCACCCCCGGGGCCGCCTCCCTTGGGCACTCACTAGGTTAAACCTAATGAAGTCACCGAGGAGAGGCCCCGCGAATTACCCCCGAGCTAATCCCCACAGGCTAGCCCGTTACCTCCTGGGCGCTCGTGTGAATAACCACCACGAAACCCCCGGAGAGATGACCCCCGAGTCATTCCCCTAGGCCCCTCGTACAGCCACGCACAGCCACGCCTTAGCGCTCAACCTTTGAGGCAATGGCATTGCATAGGCAGCAGTAGGAGAGGCCAGCGGAGAGGACTACAGGGCGAGGACGACGGGTCCTTCCCAGCCGCTAGCCCGAGGGTAATTCGCACCCCGGTGTTTCAATTCTGCGAGGGATTTTAGGGCACTTTTATTTAATCAAGTGATACCACGGAGACCCATCAAATGATTGTCAACCGCGCACAGTTAGCGGAGATCCTAGGGATAAGCGGTCCCACTGTAGACGCCCGAGTCGAACGCGGGATGCCGATCAAAACTAAAGGCAAGAAAGGCCAACAAGCCGAGTTTGAGACGGCGGACGTCTTGGACTGGCACGTCAAGCACCGCATAACGAAAGAGAATCCCCGAGGCATATTCGCAGAGGATCAACACGACGACCCCGCCAAGAACTCAAACCGAGAGTTACAACGTCGGAAACTGCAAGCGGAAACCGAGTCCGCAGAGATAGACCTCGCCAAGAAAAAGGGCCTTGTCGTCCTGATCGAGGATGCAGTCGCAACGATAGCCGACGCGGTCGCGAACCTACGCGCCCAGCTCTTGAACCTACCGAGACGGACCGCTCCCCTAGTCGTGGGCGAGACGGACGTCGATGTCATAAAGGAAACCCTAGACCGTGAAGTTAATGAACTCCTTCAAGAGTTACATAACGAAGCTATTAGGGAAGCCGAAGCCCTTAGAACTAGCGATTAAAGTCGCCCTATCAAGGAACCTTAAGCCCCTCCCTAAGTTAACCGTCTCGGAATGGGCCGAGAAATACCGAATTATCTCAGCCGGGAACGCGGAGCCGGGTCGCTATCGAGTCGACCGCGCACCGTACCAACGCGAGCCGATGGACTGCGCCTCGGACCCTCGCGTCGAGCGTGTAACCCTAATGTGGGGCGCTCAGTTAGGCAAAACCGAGATAATTAACAATATTCTAGGCTACGGGATACACCAAAACCCGCGAAGCCAGATGATGATGCACCCCACGCAGGGGGACTTATCGACTTGGCTCGAGACAAAGCTAAACCCGTTATTAACTGATACACCCGAGATCGAGGAACTTGTCGCCAAGCCCCGAGGACGCGACGGAGTGAATAACTCCCGCATGAAGTCCTATCCGGGCGGCTTCTTAATGTTCGCTTGGTCCGGCTCACCAAATACCATGCGGGGGCGATCTGCCCCTGTAATCTTGACCGACGAGGTCGACGGCTACGAGACGACGCCCGAAGGGGACCCGATAAACCTACTTTGGCAACGGGCCGCGACCTTCGGCGATCAGCGTCTTCTAGTTGTAACCTCCACGCCGACCGTTAAGGGGGCCTCACGGGTCGAAGACTCGTTCCTCCAAGGCGATCAGCGTTATTTTTACCTCCCTTGTCCTCACTGTGGCGAAGAACAGCGTCTCGACTGGGGCCAAGTGACGTGGCAGAAAGACGAGAACGGCGAACACCTTCCCGAAACTGCGACTTATGCCTGTAAACATTGCGGCGGTTGTATCGACGACGGTCATAAGCCCGCGATGCTGCGCCGGGGCCGCTGGATAGCCTCGAAGCCATTCCGAGGACACGCCTCCTTCCACCTATCGGAGCTATATTCCCCGTTCCGTAAATGGCGCGACATTGTCCGAAGCTTCCTCGAGAAGAAAGCCTCCAACGACTTGCAATCCTTCGTCAACGTTTCCCTTGCGGAGACTTGGGAAGAAGAAGGCGAGGGCGTCGACGCGTCCCCTCTTATGGCTCGTCGTGAGTTCTACCCGACTAAGGTCCCGAAGGACGCGCTCCTTCTAACCGCAGGGATCGACGTGCAGGACGACCGACTCGAGGCGACCGTCTACGGATGGGGCTTCGAGGGCGAATCGTGGGTCGTAGAGCATCGAGTTTTCGAGGGCGACCCGGGACGTTCCGAATTATGGAAGCGTCTCGACGAGTACCTCCTAACAGCGTTCGAGCATGAATCGGGCAATTACCTAAAGATTGCCGCCGCTGCGATAGACACCGGGGGCCACTACACGGACGCCGTTTATAAGTTCGTTAAGCCTCGCGCTTTCCGCAATATCTACGCGATCAAGGGTTCGAGTAACAAGTCGGCCCCTATAGTCTCGCGACCTTCAACAAGCAACAAGGCGAAAATTAAGCTCTATTCGATTGGCGTTTCTACCGCTAAAGAGTTGATCTTCTCCCGTTTACGCATCGACAAGACAGGCCCCGGCTTTGTTCACTTCCCACGGGAGGCCCCTCTTATTGACGAGGAGTTCTTCGAACAGTTAACAGCCGAGAAGCGTGTCACGAAGTACGTTAAGGGTTTCGCCGTTCACGAGTTCGTTAAGACCCGTCCGCGAAACGAGGCCCTAGACTGCTTTGTCTATGCCTTGGCAGCTTACGAGATCCTTAACCCGAACCTTAGAGCCGTTTTCCACAGGCTCAACCCTAAGCCGGACCCAGTGCCGGACCCCACCGAGGAGGACAGTCTCACGCCCTCCGACATTCAAACCCACAGGAAGCGCCGACGGTCCGCCGTTCGACCCGCTTCCCGACCAGCTAGACGAGGACCCCGCAGATGGTAGCAAATACCGCACCCAAACGGCTAAACGCCGGAGACTCCGCCTCGTGGGTCGTAGCCGTCCCGGGGCATCCTGCCTCGGACGGTTGGTCGTTTAAGTATTCCCTTACGAATGCGTCCCACGTTCACACCCTGACGGCGACAGCCCTAGGGGACGACTACTCGATCCGCTTAGGGTCGTCTGAGTCTGCGAGTTTTACTCCGGGCCTGTACACCTTGATCGGGTATGCCGAGCGCAACGACGAGCGCGTCCAAGTGTCCAGCCAACGCCTCGAGATTCTCCCGAACCTCACGGAGGCTCACGACCGACGCTCTCAGGCTGAACGCACACTAAGCGCAATCCGGGACCTTCTCGAAGGGAAAGCGACAGACGATCAGCAAATGATCCAGTACGCAGGACGGACCCTCTCTCGCTACACGTTCGAGCAACTACTCGCTATTGAGTCACGTCTCGCCCGTCAAGTAGCCCGGGAGAAGGCCCGTAAGGCTGGCAGCAAAGGAATCATAGGAGCAGTTTTCCGATGAGAATCCCCTTTATAGGCCGCCGCAAGGCCCCCGAAACGAAGTCCACCCCGAAGACCCCTCCGAAACCCTTACCCCGTGCCATTAAAGCGAATCGCGGGGCGTGGGGAGGCGCTGAGTCCTCTCGTCTTGTGGCCTCTTGGTTCACCCAAGGGACGCCAATTAACCAAGAAATCGAGCGGGACTTAACAGCCTTACGGACGCGGTCTCGGGACCTAGCCAAGAACTCGGATTATATCCGCCGTTTCTTTCAAATGGCTAAATCCAACGTCGTAGGCCCGACAGGCTTTAAAATGACGTCACAAGTCACCCGATCGAGTGGTAAACCCGACGACCCGGCCCGCCATGCAATTGAGCAGGGATGGAAGGAGTTTTCGGCGAAAGGTGTTCCATGCGCCCAAGACCGCTTGAGCCTTTGGGACATTCAGAACGTCGCGACCGAGTCGCTCTTCCGAGACGGCGAGATAATTCTCTTGCAATACACGGGCAGCGACGAGAATAAGTTCGGCCTGTCCTTTAAGTTCGTCGACCCGCAGTCCTTGGACGTCAACCATAAAGGCGACCACGGAGGCAACCCCGTGAAAATGGGGATCGAGACGGACAGCCGGGGCCGTGTCATTGCGTACCACTTCAAGAGTACAGACACCACCCATAAGGCGTACTACGAGACGGGCGGCAAAGGCGCGATTCGTGTCGCCGCTAAGCACGTTATACACCGTTTCCTTATCGAATACGCCGACCAGATCCGAGGCGTTCCTCACTTAGCCGCCGCTATGTTCCGCCTAAAAATGCTCGACGAGTACGAGTCCGCCGAATTGGTAGCCTCACGGCTTGCCGCTTCGACAATGGGCTTCATTGAGCGAGGCGAGGATGGCGGGTCGTTCGAAGGTGTTAACGCCGTCGGCGACTACGAGGAAGACTTCGACGAATACCCCGAAGAACCTCAGATCGAGGCCGAGTCGGGCGCATTCCACTACATCGAGAATGGCGCCAAGGTCCACCAATGGAGCGGCGACCATGCGCCCACGGCTTACGGTCCTTTTGTTAAGGGCATTCTCCGGGGCATCGCCTCAAGTCTTGGCGTCTCTTACAACTCCCTAGCGAACGACCTCGAAGGTGTTAACTATTCGAGTATTCGACAGGCAGTTCTAGAGGACCGCGACTTTTGGAAAGCCGTCCAAAACTGGATGATTGAGAATATCCTCGACGAAATCTTCGATCGTTGGCTTGAAGCCTCTCTCCTTCGTGACGTCTTGGTCATGCCTTCAGGAAAAACCCTTAACAGTGCCCACATTGACCGCTATCGCGCTCGTGCCTTTGCGGGTCGCCGTTGGCAGTGGGTCGACCCCTTGAAGGACATCTCGGCGCACGAAAAAGCCCTCACTCTCAAGATCCGATCGCGTTCCTCAATTATCCGCGAGCAGGGCGACGACCCGGCGGACGTATGGCGCGAGATCGCCGAGGAGGAGGAGCTTCTCAAGTCTCTAGGCATTACGACCGAACCACAGGAACCCCCCAACAATGAACAAACCAACACCGACGGAGAAACAGACCCGGACAATTAACGAGTTTAAAGGCTCCGAACAGGTCCGCGACCCTCGCGAGGACAAAGGTTATTTAAAGCTTCTAACCGAGGCGAACCGATCCTTAGAAATCGACGAGGAGAAGCGGACCGTCGAGCTAGCCTTCTCAAGTGAAACCCCTTATGAGCGATGGTTCGGAGACGAGATTCTCGACCATAAAGACGGCTCTATCGACTTTTCTCGGCTACGCTCCGGCGGCGCTGTCTTGATGGATCATAACTGGACCGATCAGGTCGGCGTCGTCGAGTCCGTTCGCATTGACGCGGACGGCGTGGCCCGTGCAATTGTGCGTTTTAGCCGTTCCCAGCGAGGTCAAGAGGTCTTTAACGACATCATCGACGGCATTCGGACAAATATCTCTGTGGGCTATTTCGTCCACGAGATGCAGCTCGAAAAGCAGGGCGAGGACAAAGACTCCTACCGCGTCACTAAATGGGAACCGTTCGAAATCTCTATCGTGTCAGTTCCCGCAGACCCAACAGTCGGGATCGGTCGCTCAGCGCAGCGAACAGACCCACCGACCCCCGACACCGCCGAAGAAGGTAACGAGCCGGAAAGCTCCGATCCTGAAAACCCGACCGAAGAAGGCAGCGAGCCGACCGACGTCGCTCCCACCGACGAGCCGGAAGGCTCCGAACCTCAAACCCCAAAAGACGAGCCTTCAAGCTCGGATTCTTCTCAAACTACTACAGGACAAAAAACCGTTATGACTACTCAAACAACTCAAACCACTAACGACGCAGTACAAGCAGAGCGCACCCGAGTGGCTGAACTAACCGCAATCGGTGATAAATTCGGCGCTCACGAGTTGGCGCGTCAAGCTATCGCTAATGGCGACAGTGTGGCGGACCTAAACACTAAGATCTTAGAGTCTCGCGGTTTTGAAGCAAAGCCAGCCGAAGGCACGACCGATCTAGGCATGGACGACCAAGACAAAGACCGTTTTAGTTTCGCTCGTTTGATTAACGCACAGGCGAACCCTAACGACTCAGCCGCGCAGAAAGCCGCAGCGTTCGAGCTAGACGTATGCGCCCAAGCTGCCCGCAAGGCTAACAAAGAAGTCAAAGGCGTCCTTATTCCGCAGGAAGTCCTATCGCATCAACGTGCCCACTCAGCAGGCAGCCCGGCGGACGGTGGTAACTTGGTGGCGACCGACCTAATGAGCGGTTCGTTTATCGACTTACTACAGAACAAGCTAGCTATCATGGGCGCGGGCGCAACCATGTTAACAGGCCTAGAAGGTAACATCGCTATTCCACGTCAAACAGGCGGCGCGGCTGCTTTCTGGTTAGCTGAAAACGGCGAACCTTCGGAAACCTCAGCGACTTTCGATCAGATCGCCCTTACGCCTAAGACCGTGGGCGCATATACCGAGCTATCACGTAAACTGATGCAGCAATCGAGCCTTAACATTGAGCAATTCGTACAAAACGAGTTAATCCGCGTGTTGGCCCTTGAGATTGACCGCGCAGCGCTGAACGGCTCAGGTCTAAATAACCAGCCTAAAGGCCTTCTAAATATGGACGGTATCGGCTCAGTTGTAGGCGGTGACAATGGCGCGGCTCCGCTGTGGAAACACGTCGTTGACCTAGAGACAGCGATCGCCGACGAAAACGCCGACATCGGTACATTACGCTACCTGACGAATGCACGAGTGCGCGGCAAGCTTAAGCAAACCGAGATTACGGCGAACTCAGGTCGCTTTATCTACGGCGCAGACAACAGCATGAACGGCTACCCGGTTACAGTATCGAACCAAGTACCTAAGAACGGCGTTAAGGGCACAGGTACAGACCTAAGCTCGCTTATCTTCGGCAACTTCGCCGACCTAATTATCGGTATGTGGGGCGGCCTAGATCTACAGGTTAACCCATACAGCCTAGACAAGAAGGGCGCAGTCCGTGTTACGGCGTTCCAAGACGTCGACACTGTAGTCCGTCACCCGGAAAGCTTCGCAGCAATGAAGGACGTTAAGACTAGCTAATAGTTCACTCCTCGTGGGGGCCTTCGGGCCTCCTTATCCCTCCTATTAACCTCACACATTTAAAGGCTAACTTATGAAATTTAAAAGCACCCGAGATCAAGTCGTTGATGGCGCTCACGTAGGCAAAGGCGACACGGTAGAGGTCGACGCGGAGCGCGTTTCGTACCTTATCGATCGCGGCTACCTAGTAGAGGAAGCCCCCAAGAAAGCCAAAAGCAAAAGCGCCAAGGCTGATAAGGCCGAATAATGGCGTACTCAGCGATGGAACTTAGGGCCGAGCGCTCGATCCTTCGCTCAATGGGCCTAGACGCCACCCTTAAGACTTACGAGGGCGTCTCCTATTCGTTCCCAGTCCTCCCGGTGGAAGAAGGCTCCGCCCTTAGTGCGGGGGACTACCGGGGACGCGAAAGCGAAACCTATTTCGAGACTTTAGCCGCCGAAGTTCCCTTCGACTGGCGCGACTCGACTTTGACCGTGAGCGGACGTAGCTACTATGTCCTAGACGTCACTTTCGACGAGTACGGGCAGCGGGCACGCATTAAGGTAGAGTAATGTTCATAAGACCTATCACCAACAAGTTAAACGAATCGACACTCTTTAAGACCGTTCGCTTTTCCCGTGACCTCCCGGACCTAAGTAAATTCAGAGAAGAAGAACTCCCCGCCGTTTATCTCCTTCCGGCCTCCTCACGAGGCGGACCCGAGGGCGGGGATCTTTACCTCCAACAGGAAAACCTAGAAGTGTACTCCTTTTGCGTAGTCACTAAGGCCCCCGAACCAACAGGAACGGACGAGCCTCTCGGCGACGCCTTGGAGGAACTCCGACGCCTTCTTTTTGGTTTACAGATAGGCCCTTCCTTTTCCCCCTTGGCCCTTGGCGAAGGCGATCTCGTGGACTTCACGTCTCGGGTAAACGCTTGGATCGAGACTTACACAACGAAACGAACCTTTAGAACTTAAAAGGGAACCTATGAAATTTAAAGCTAAGACTGTACTCGCGAAGTTAGAAACCGAGTACGGTGTCGACGCGGGTCCGATCAACACGGACGGCGTACAGACTAAAAACCTACAGATCAACCCTTACACGGGTAACACCATTTCGCGAGACCTAGACCGAGAGACTCTAGGCGCTCAGGAACAGATTAACGTTAACCCTCACGTCGAAGTTAGTTTCGATGTTGAACTAGCTGGCTCAGGCACAGCGGGCACAGCTCCGGCTTTTGGCTCCTTGTTGCGTGCCTGTGGTTTCAGCGAGACGATCAACGACTTAACGGACGTTACTTATACGCCTAAGAGCGACGGCTTCGAGTCAGTTACTCTATATTACCTACAGCGCAACGACGCGGGCGGCTTCCAACAACAGGCCGTTACGGGATGCCGTGGCTCGGTGTCTTTCAACGTTGACCGCTCGGGAATGCCTGTGATGTCTTTCACCTTCCTGGGCTTCTATGAGAAACCGACAGATGTCGCGGCTATCACCGTGGACCGCTCGGCCTTCATTGATCCTGTGTACGTATCGAAAGACAACACGACTTTAACCTTTGGCGCTTATGCCGCTAAGGCCTCGGCCTTCTCGGTGGACATATCGAACGAGACCTCGATGCGTAGCGTTACCGGCGCGCGTTATGTGAATATTGCAGATCGTGCCCCTTCGGGTCAGACGACTATCGACGCCCCAGCGCTTGCAACTAAGGACTTTTACGCCTTGGTGGAGTCGCACGATGGCACAACAACCGAAGCCGTGACTCTTACTCATGGCACGCTAGCGGGTAATATCGTCGAGATTAAAGCCCCCTCGGCTCAGTTCACCACGCTTTCGCACACAGACAGTGACGGCGAGCTTGCCTATCAATTAGGTATGTCTTTCTTACCTCTCAATGGTAACGACGAGATCGTCCTTACCTTCAAGTAATACACACATTTAACACCCCCCTAATAGCCCCGACGTCGTTCGGGGTTTTTTACATTCAGTCATAAACACGAGGAGATAACCCCTATGGCTTTTAAATTCGTACCAGTTACCACCATCAAGCGCGTTATTAAAGTAGAAATCCCGGGCGACTTCGGTAAGACCACACCCGCCGATTTTGAGGCCGAGTTCAAGCGTCTTTCTGTGAGTGAGGCCCGCGCCTTAGTCGAGAAGATCCGCGCTAAAGAAGTGAGCGAGGACCAAGTCCTTCGAGAGAACGTCGTCAATATTAAAGGCGTTCAAGGCGAAGACGGTCACGAGATCGAGTTCTCGCAGGACTTACTAACGAACCTAATCGAACAAGCTTACATTCGCGGGCCGTTATTGGCTGGCTTAATGGACGTTAATTTCAGCCTAGACAAGCTTAAACAAAAAAACTCGTAAAGGTAGGGAAGGCCCTCGCGAACCCCAGCGCGGGACGTGAGGCGACCGACGCCGACGAGCTGGCCCTTATGTCCGGCATCTCGGCGAAGTTCGGGGAGGCTCGAGACTTAGAGGTCGAGCTATGGCCCGAAACCCTACCAGCCGTAAACCTTTTTACTAAGGCCCTGACTCAGTGGAGGGCGGGACCCTCCGGGATAATCGGACTCGACTATCTCGCCGTTAATCTCCTAATGGACCTCGACGGTGTCCCCAAAGAGGACCGAGGGCCGCTTCTTGCTGATGTTGCTTGTCTCGAGCGGGGCTATCTCCAAGCTATGAGGCGCTAAAATGGCAAAGCAGTATAAGATCGGCCTCGTTATTGAGGGCGACCACAAGGGCGGCGTTAAGGCTATCAAAGCAACCGACGACGCTCTTAAGAAACTAGACAAACAGACGAAAGCCTCGTCTAAGGAGTCGAAAGGCCTCGCCGCTTCAATTGGCGGGGTCGCCACAAAGGCCGGAGTCGCAGGGGCCGCTATCGCAGGGGCCGCCGCCGTGGCGGGGTCCTTTGCTGCGCTTCTCCGTACCGACGTTATTAAGGAACTTCACGCCACCGCCTCCGCGTTCGACGTCTCGGTCGAGTCGCTGTCCTCTTGGTCGTATGCCGCCGAATCGGTTGGAATCTCCACCGATAAAATGGGCGATATATTCAAGGACACCAGCGACAAGATCGGCGACTTTATCGCGACAGGTGGCGGAGAGGCTAAGGACTTATTTGACAATCTCAATTTATCAGTAGACGAGCTTAAGGCCCTGAAACCTGACGAACAGCTCCTCGCTATTGCGGAGGGACTGGACGAAGTAGGGACCAACGGCGAAAAGATCTTCTATTTAGAAAGTCTAGCGGACGAGGCCTCTCGTTTGCTTCCTCTACTTGAAGACGGGGCGGAGGGCTTAAAGAAGCTCCAACGCGAGGCCGACGTCTTGGGCGTGACCCTTGACGACGTAGACGCGCAGATGGTCAAAGAGACCGCCGACTCGTTTAAAACATTAGGCGGAGCCGCAGAGGGTTTCGCTAACCAATTAACCGTGCAGCTCTCCGGCGCGTTCGACGGTATGTCCGACGACATTGTCAACGTGATCGACGACTGGGGAGGCATGGAGAAAATCGTCGAACAGGTAATCGACGGGACCCTCGTCGGGATTGGCTACGTACTGGACCAAATCCATAAGCTACGGATCGTTATGAAGACCGTAGAACTAGGATGGGCCGAAATCGGAGCCGTTGCGGCTGAGTTCCTCACGGGACTTGAAGACGGTCTCGCCGAGATTCTAGATGCGGCGATGAAGCCCTTTGTGCTGGCTATCCAAAAGATCGGCGAAGTGGTTGCCGAAGTGGCGGATGGGTTCGGAGACTTCCTAGGGGAAACCGGGGAAGGACTTCAAGAGCTTGCCCGAGACATTCGGACCAACGTCGGGGAAATGGAGCAATTCAACATCACAGGCGACGACGTGTCCGGGGTCCTTGGCTCTATGAAAAGTGCCGCAGGACTCACACGATCCGAGCTTCAAGAATTACGCAACAGTTCCCCCGGTAAGGACTTCGTCGAGGACTTCCGGGCCGCCCAAAAGGCCACCCGGGAACAGGCCGAAGAAACGGTCGCCTTAAAAGAGGCAGCCGACGAGGCCGCCAAGTCGACGGACAACACGTCCGAGGCCTTGGAGAACCAGACCGAGAAACTAGGTGAAGTTAACGACGCGACCCTCGAACAGACGGAAGCCTCCAACGCCTACGCCGACGCGTGGACCAAAGCGGTCGAACGTATCGACGAGGCCTTCGCTAATGGCTGGCTAGATATAATCGAAGGTAACGCGACCGACGTCTTCGACTCAATCCTCGACGGCTTCAAGCAGATGCTCGCCGAAATGGCCCACCAAGCCATTACGAAACCTATCGTTATGAACATTCAGCAAGCCTTTACGGGCGGCGGAAGTGGCGGCGGTGGTTTCGACATTGGATCTATATTCAGTGGCGGCGGCGGAAGTGGCGGCGGGATTGGCCTTAATGATGTTACGTCGTTTTTCGGCGGTAACTCTATCGGTCAAGGCTTCGCTAATTTCGGCGGCTATATGGGCAGCCAATACGGTCTATATACGAACCAATACGGCGGGACCCTATTCGGCGGCGCGGCTGGCTACTCAAACATGGCCTACGGCGCGGCTGGTATTCTCGGGGGCGTCTTCGGGGATACCGCAGGGAACAACGGCGGGATCGGCGGCTCTATGGGTGCAACCATAGGGATGGCCGCAGCCGGACCTATCGGCGCAGCCGTGGGCGCTGTTATCGGAGCCGTGGCGGGATCTCTTATTGGTGCAGAGTGGGAGACCTACGAGGCGGGCGTCGCCTTGAGTTACGACAACGAGCGAGGCCTCGAGGCTTACAACTTCAACAAAGAGAAGAAAGACCGGGGACTCTGGCGGGGCAATCGCTACCGCGAGGAGTACGACCGAAACGAGCAACTAAGCCGCGAGCTTGGGGCCGTTATGGACGGCGTTCTTACTAATGTTGAAAGTGCAGCCGATAAACTAGGCATCACTCACGTTGCTACGGTATCCCAAAGGCATCCAAATGAGAGTGCTAACGACTTGTTTGGACACACGGATGACCCACAAAAGCACTATGAGCAATGGCTTAAAGACACACAGGTCGTTAACTATAAACGCCTAGACCGTTACCTCGAGGACTTTAGCTTCGACGAGGAGATCCAACTCGGCGGCCTAGAGCAGGAAGAAATAGTCGCCAAGCTTAACGAGTTTATGGTCGGTCAGACTGAGACGCTTGTCGAGGCAGTCTTCGGGGACACTCTCGAGGAGTTCCATATCGAGGGCGAGCTTCTGTCCAACACTTTAACCCGTGTTATGAAGCATCTTAAGGTCGTAGAGCAGGGCTTCGGGGCTATTAACATAAGCCTAGAAGAACTAGCCGCCACCGCCGGGGTCAGTGAGTTAAAATTCGCTGATGATGTCGTACAGGCAGCCGGAGGGACCGATCGCCTAACCGCATTGATGCAGGGCTACCAGTCCGCATTCTTTACGGAGCAGGAACTCTTAACGCGCTCCCTTGAGGGTGCAGCCTCACAAGTGAAGGGCGCTTTGCAGGAGTTGGGCCTCGTCTATGGGGACGACTTCCGGGCAGCCTTCGAGGAAGCCTCGGATCAAGGCCTTACGGCTGACGAAATGGTCCAATGGCTTGAGGCCGGGAACCTTGTCGGTCAATTCGAGCAGCTCGGCGAACGTCTCGCCTCCTTAACCGAGAGTTCTCTCGAGGACGTCCTTAAGCCCATCATAGGTGAGGCTGAGGCCACCGACCCGGTAACTCAAAAGGAAAAGGAAGACGAGCAAGCGGCTAAAATTAGCGACCCTATTGTCTCAGGCGTTAGCACTCTAAACGAGACCGTTAACGAGCAGCTAAGCGGCTCTAACGAACGCCTAGACGACGTCTCCGGGAAGCTAACCACCGTTAACGAAACCCTGAACCGATCAATGGCTACGCTCAAGCAGGAATTGAAGGACGTTAAGGCCGAGGCCGACGAGTCTATCAAAGCCACACAGGCGCAGCTAAACCGAACCTTAAAGACCTTCGAGAACTATCAAGGGCAGACCTCCCGCCAGCTCCGGGACGTTGCTCGCTTGGTTGCCGAGAATCCTCGCGACCGGGTATCCCCTGTAGTACCTGAAAGGCCTTACTTATAGGAGTATCTAGATGACTGCTTTTGTCGATTGGCTGGAAAGCCTCGATCAGCGTCGGACTGTACTCGTCGAGGTCGACTATCTAGCGGAAGGGTCCTCCGGGACTCTCCGCCTTGCTAACCGTCCGTTTATATCCCGCCCTGACGACTCCCCGGCGTCCGTCCCTTACGACGACGTTATCCTCGGGGGCTTGTCCTATGGGCGAGATATGGGCGGGCAGAACTCCGGCTCGCTGGCGAACTCCGTCGGCTCGGTCTCTTTGGCGGCTTCCCCGGAAGTCGTCGAGGCCTCGTTCTTCGAGTTTGCCGGACAGTCGGTCCGTGTTTACCTAGGCGATCAGCGTTGGGCGCGGAATGAGTTTCAACTTGTTACCGTGCTTACGGCTGAGGCCCTAGAACCGACGGGACGTTCCGACTATGTCCTTAAGTTTAGGACCGAACGCCTAGACCTCGCGGACCCCTTGACGGAGCAGACCTTCACGGTAGGACCGAACGTCGACGCCTTAAAGCCTGTTTGCTTTGGACAATGTCATAACGTCCGGCCCGTACAGGTGGACGAAGCGGGGCGCGTTTGGGCTGTCCATGACGGACCAGTCGAAGCGATCTCCGCTGTGCGTGTCAATGGCGCGGCTGTCTCAGCCACCAAAGATCTAACCACTGGGACTATAACCTTAAGTTCTAAACCTTCGGGCACTCTTACCGCTGATGTGGTGGGAGCCGGAGGGGCCACAGCAAAGGGGATTATCCTCGAGATTCTTAGCCGTCTCGGTAACACTGAGATCGACTCCGCTTCCTTGGACACGCTCCCGGTTGACGCGGTGGGCTTCTATTCTCGGAATCCGACTTCGTTTCGAAACGCTCTCGACGGTATCGTTAAGACCTTCGGGGGTTTTTGGGGCTTCTCACGTTTGAACGTCTTTAAGGTTGGTCTTATCGATCGGCCTAAAGGTGGATCAAGCGTGGCCCTGACACCCGACGACATTCTCCTCGACGGAGTGTCCTTCCTTCGCCGTGTACGTCCTGCAACAGAGGTAAATCTTAACTACCGAAAGAACTACACACCACAAGACGCGAACGGCTACGAGGAACCCTTCTCGAACGTTCGAAAGACGTCTCCCGGTATCGAAGAAATATATCCCGACGCCGAACTTAAAGAGGCCGAAGTCCTTCTCGCCGAAAAGGCCGGAGCGGACACAGAGGCCGAACGCCGTCGGCAATTCTTCGAGAAACCCCTCCGCGTCTTCGAGGTTAACGCCTTCGCGCTTCCATTCGCTTTTGAAGTAGGCCAAGAGGTCCGCCTTATTTATCCTTACTTTGGTATGGAGAAGGGCGTCGACGCGGTTGTCCTAGCGATAACCGACGAGCCTCTCGAAGGCGTCACAGAATTAAGGGTCCTAATTAATGGATAACGCTCGCATTCTATACGCTAACGCGTGGGACTCCGCCTCCCTAACTCAAAGCGCGGGCACTAACGAGCCGAGTCTCCCGATAACGAACTCCCAAAAGTACAACAACAGCCGATCCTTTCGGACTCAAACGACGGACGACGTCGAGGTCCTTTTCGGCTGGGACGATCCCGTCTTTCTTGAGGCCTTCGCCTTTTGGCGGCATAACCTCACGAGTGACGCTCAACTCCGCATTGTACTTTATGACGGCCCGGGCCAAACGGGTAACGTCGTGTTTGACTCCGGCGTCCTGCTTGGTGACGTGCCTAAGAACCTCGGCGATCTAGTTTGGGGTAAAGACCCGTTAGGCGTCTCCTCTTATACCGACTGGAACGTCGCTTCGCGTTCGTTTTGGTTCGATGAGGTTTTCGTCGCTCAGAGTGGGCGCTTAACTATCAGTAACCCAACGAACCCCGACGGTTATATCGAGATTGGTCGTATTTATGCCGGAGAGTCCTTCTCACCGACTTTTAACGTCGACCTAGGCCATACGTTCCAATGGGAGACAGACGTCGACTCTCGGTCCACCGCAGGGGGCACAGTCCACACGCTAGACGCTGCGACTTATCGCACTTTGTCATTCAACCTTACGCACCTCACACCGGGAGACCGGGCGAGCTTCGCGGAGTTGACTCGCATCGTCTCAAAACACCGGGACTTCTTTATCTCCCTACGACCTAACGTCGGGGGCACGATCGAGAGGGACTATTCCTTCGCGGCTAAGTTCACCGAGATCCCCAGCCTCAAAGCGGAGGCTTCCCGGTATGAAACACAATGTAAAATCAGAGAGGTTTAAAAATGGGCGTTGTAACGTTCTCCGCAGGGGATAAGGATTATATCTCCAAGCTCAACCAAATGAGCCAACACGCGGGCGATACGGCTCAGTTAAAAGCCGACACCGCACAGATAAAGCAAGAGACCCAAGCCGTCAAGGTTGCGACCGAACAAGTCCGCGACCAAACGGCCCAGCTTAAGACAGACGTCGAGGGTCTCAAGGACCAAGCCGAAGCGATAGTCGCCGGGGACTTGGTCTTCGAGTCTGTCACCACTTCACGGGACGTTAAACACGGAGACCTACTCCTCGCGACAGTCCCCGCGATTGAGTTCCGAACGGACGCCTTTAAGTCCTCTATTTCCCCGGGCTTTTGGTTCACCATTGAGAACGCGTCCGAGGGCGTCGTCTACGTGAAAAGCCGCGCCGATCTCGCCCTCAAGGGTAAGAAAAGAACCGTACAGCAAGGCGACCGTTTCGGTATCTCTCCGGGTAACTCTTTTACTTTCCGAGCTATTAGCACCACAGAATTAAGGATCAAGTAATGGCGGATTATTTAGACAAGCAGGTCGTCGACAGTGGCGGTCTTGAGGCTGTGACTATTACGGCCCCGAAACCCTTCCCGGGTTATAAAGGGAAAGCGGGGGAGCGGGTCTTCTTGGACCCTCTAACAGGGAATTACCTCCCGGCAGCGTTAGCCACGCCCGAGCTACAAGGCTCGAATGGTTATAGTTATGGTGATGGTATCCCCTTCTATACTTCCGCAATGAGTCAATTTTCAATATTAACCGACGACGGTAATGTCTTCTTTTTCACGGACGGGGATAATAACGGCGGGCCGGTAGCTGCAACGCAATTAAACCGTTATCGCCACCATGCGACCACGCAACGCACCGAATGGATCGGCTCTACCGATCTCACTTGGGCTGACGCAGAGCGTTATAGTAACCGTGAGATAAACGGCCTTACGCGTGTTAATGCGACTACATGGTTAGCTATTTACAGTGGCTACACGACCTACCACAATTACCGCGTGTTGAAACTTGAATACGATCCTGTAGCCCAGGACTTCACAGTCTCCCAGTCGACCCAAGACGGAACCGGGTCCGATCAGATACGTGCCCATAGAACGGCCTCGATTATTGACATAGGCGGAGGTAAAGTCGCCGTTGTCTTCCCGCCGCGTGCCACTGAAACCGCCATTGTGGATATTTATCAACTTGACGACCTTACTCGTTTACAGGTCGAAGCGCCCACGCCCTTTAATACATGGACTAACCTCTGTCCCGAGACTCCCAACTCACGGAGTTTTGGCCTTTTGGCCCCTCTTTCCGATGGTAACTTTTTGGTTAACGACGATAGTATCCCGCGCTTAGCCTCTTGGAATGGGACAGGGTTTGACATCGTGGGGACGTTCCCGGGGACCACGTTCTTCGAGTTCGGTCCTATGATTAAGTTAAGCGAGAATGTATTCGCTAACGTTTCCGTCCTACTGGGTGACGTATTAGGCTGGCGTGTCGTCGAGTACGATCCAGTAACACAAAGTTTAACGCACAAAGTTTCACAGTCTGTTAAGCCTAAGACTAGCCCGGAACAAGCCGTAAACGGGTCTGCGTGGTCTTATACTGTTATTGACGGAAAGATCCTCGCCCACAAGGACAAGAACTTGATGGTCATCGAGTTTGAGCCGGAGACCTATAAGATCCGCCCGGAGACCTATCAGGAAGTGAAAGCACCGGGAGGCCTATCCTTTCCGCTCACCTTCACGGAGGAGGGCTTCGCCCACGGGTTACGTTCGTCTGACTGGACCGTTAGCTCGGGGTGTTGTTACTTCATGATTGGGGGCCTATTCACTATAGGAAACCTTATCCCGGGCTACGCGCCGATCCCCGTGGGTACTCTTAAAGAAGACGACACAGAGTCAACCTCTAAAGTATGGCTCACCACTCCGTTAATCAAAGGCGAGGCGCTCGTCCCCGGTAAGCATTACGGTAACGTGTACGCGGTATCAGAGGAATACGCCGTTAAGAAACGATCAGCCGACAGTCTAATGAACCGCGTGCGTAGTATGTCAACGAATGACGTCTCGTCTATTGCTAATTGGCAAGTCTTTACGACTGACTACCCTCGAGTGAGGGGCGGCTATGCGATAGCATTCCACGAGGAAACCCTTCGGGCAACTTTCGGTTATCGCGGGGCTAACCCTTCGAGTGATTCCATCATGGACTTTGCTCTCTATGCGGAAGGCATGCCACTGGCGGGCGGACAGGTGACACGGCAGTCGGATCATGCCCATATAGTATACGAACTAACCGACGTAGTGAGCGCCGGGTTTTTCGGTATGACTGCCAAGAACGGCGCACCCGACATGCAAATCTCTAGTAAAATTGAGGTGGATTAATGCCTATTAACACTTTACCCCGCGACCCGATTACCCCAGAGGAGCAAACCTCCCGCCCAGTCCTCGAGGTACGTCGTATTGATCTAGTCCCCGAGACAGGGGACCCAATCAGGCTACCCATAGAAGCGCCTACGAATGTCGTTTCGTTTAAAGCTGGGTCGGTCGTCGAGTTTGAAATACACATTACGGACGCCGAGGGGAACGACCTCCCGATCGATGGTGAGTTCGCGCTCCCTTTGGCTGGACAAATGGGGACGAGTCCTCGGATCGTCGACGTGGTGTTCGTCTCGGGCGTCGCCGTCCTCACTTTAGGGGAATGGACCTCGGGCCGATGGCGCGTCACCGAGGAGGAGGTCAACATCGATCTAGCTCCTGACGAGACTAAGTTCTCATTCGACGGACTTACCATCAAGGTCCGTGAATAACCCACCAGTAAACCACCACAGGGGAGCCTTAGCGCTCCCTTTTTTATGCACTTAAGGAAACACACGATGACAACACTAAAGCGCGTCCTAGCGGCGCTATGGCTTCAATTATTCCGACTATTAATCTCTATCGACCAACTAGCGAACGTTCTTATAGGCGGCAAGCCCGACGAGACTATCTCCTCACGAGCGGGTAAGGGTCGCCTCCGTGGTTCGTTCTTTTGGAGCGTCGCCGCTGACTGTATCGACTTGATCTTCTTACCTTTTGAGTCAAACCATTGCTATAACTCTATTGAGTGGGACGAGTAGGGACGCGTAAGTAATAGCCTTTTTGGTTTGTGCGATATGTCTCACGTTCTTTAAAAAATCCATCGTTTACAATCATTTACGTTAACCTGTACGGGTGTACAGTAAATTAACCTAAGTCTTTGATCTTCTTTGAGTCTTGACTTATACGCCGCCTTAATGGATATTAGCGACCCCTAAGACGAACGGCTTACCTTTGAGGTCGATCCGTCTTGGGTTTTTCCGTTTTTCGTTTTTCGAATAGTTAAGATAGAAAAGTCTTGACAGGGGCTAAGATTACGCTTATTGTTTCCCACGTTCGGGATTATCTCATGCGAGAGACAATCCCAGCGGCGGAGCCATAAGCCTGTTATATGGAGTTGTTTAACATGGTTTGTACTTGTCCGCATTGCCTACACTGCGAAGACGATCTCCTCTTTCGCGAGGACCTAGTCGAAGCGTCCGGTCTAGAGGAAACTCTCCCGGATCTACTGTGGGGCGCATTAAAGAATGATTTAAAAGGACTCAACCCTTTAGCCGTATATCGTTACGAGTGGCAAGAGGTAGACACTAAAAAACAGAGCAAAGCGTCTATTCTCATTAAAGGGAATCCTTATATAGACTTAGGCCGGGGCGGCCTTTACGTCGGCAAGCTAAGGAACGCAAGCGACATAAACGCGACTTTATTACTTGACCGACTCACCGCCAAGGCGTTGTGAATCAAAAAGTAATTCGAGGAATTAAAGGATGACTAGACGAGACTTTCGCGAAACCCTGAAAGGACAACTTAAAGCGGCGCGACTATTCCAAGAGTACGAGATGGACTTCCGTACTTGGGAAATCTTGCTATTAATCGCCACGGACGAAGGCGAGGGGGCGGTCGCCCTTGCGAAGAAGCACGGCATCTCGAAGTCAGCCTTTAGTCGTCATGTATTATTTTTATGTGGGGAGCGAGCCAAGCGAGGCAACCAAAAGGACGCACCAGATCCGAAGGTCCACAAGCTCCCCGGACGTCTTGTCGAAAAGCGCACGGACCCTAAAGACATCCGTCGCCACAGTCTTTATTTAACCCGCGAGGGTCATTCCTTCATAGACCAAGTTCAAAAACTAATTGCAGGATAAGCAAGGGGGTCACTATGGCTATTTCTCCACGAGGAGACTCTTTCCGTGTGAGCGTTACCCATAAGGGCCAGCGCTTCCGCCGGACTGTTAAAACTTACGAAGAAGCGGTCGAGCTTGAGAAAAAGATTAGGCTCGATTTTTTAGGCGGTAAAGATCCCACGAGTGGGATCGACGGGGCACGAAATAAGGTTACAATGAAAGACCTTTACCTTCGTGTACGCACCGCAGTATGGCGGAGTATGGACTCAAAGCCGCGCCGCAACGCCGAGCTTGTTCTCGACTTAATGGACTGGTGGGAAGTGAGTCCCGCAGACATAACCGCCGAGAAACTTTCGGAAGCTTGGGACAAGTGCCGGGAGTTAGGGAACTCGGAGTCAACCGTCAACCGTAAGAAGGCGGCCCTCTCGAAAATGTTCTCTTTCGCCGTCAGTGAGCTAGGATGGCTCGATAAGAAGCCCGGAGGGTTAAAACAAACGAAAGAACGTCAAGGCCGCATACGGTACTTAACGGAGTTCGAGGAGGCTCGCTTCTTAAAGATAGCCGAGCAGCTCGAGCGCTATCGTCTCCGTTCCTTGGTTATCTTTATGTTAGACACCGGGGCGCGTGTCTCCGAGGCTCTCGCTATCGAACCACGGGACATAACCGAAAAGGGCGTCTACTTGGACACCAAGAAGGGCGGGACCCATCGACTTATCCCGTTGACCCGTCGGGCGAGGGAACACGTTCTCAAGTGGAACGGCTTAACGCAAAACATGGTTAATGACCAGTGGGACCGCGTTCGGGACCTTATGGGCCACACCAGCGACCCGGAGTTCGTTCCTCACAGTTGCCGCCATACGTGCGCGAGCCGTCTCGTACAAGGCGGAATGGACCTCCGCAGGGTCAAGGACTGGATGGGACATAAGACAATATCAACAACAATGCGTTACGCTCATTTGAACCCGGAAGCCCTCGCAGGGGGCCTCGATATACTCGAAAAAGAAGCTTAACAACTAGAACACTCCACAGGGGGGCCTTAATGGCCTCCCTTTTTTTTATTTTTTTTGTGCCTTTTTATCCCTTTGGTGTTGACGTCCCACGCGTGGGATCATATAGTACACCACAGCAGCCCACGAGTGGGACGATATGAACAAACGAGGAGTTATAAAAATGGCACTATCTGAAATCAAAGCGACTGAAATCGAAGAAAACGGCGGACTAATGGTCGCTGAGGTGAAAGGCTTCACGGTCCTAGTTAAGGGGTCCAAATACCGAGGCTTCGCAGCAACTTTTAGCGTGCTATGGGACGACGAGGGCGGCTCAGACGCTCATATCGAAATGGACACCTACGAGGCTATCGGCGACACCATCAAGGAACTGAAAGAGGAAATCATGTACACCATTAAGGATATGGACCACACCGCAGGGCAGATCTCAAAGATGGCCCGTAAGCTGGACTTCACGGGCGAATACAGCGAGTTACTGGAACGTGTGGGCCTTTAAGGCTCACCTCCTCGAATTGAGTTGATAGGGCAAAGGCTCGGCACACTGAGGCCCTCCTCCAGAGAAGCAGTCTCTCCGATACTTATGTTTAAATCTTAAAGTGCTTCTCCAGTGTTTTTAGGAGTTCGGGATTTTTGCCAATTTCTTCTTGTAAGTACTCTTTACACTCAAAAATCTGCATCATCCATTCCTCCACTTCTTCAACATCTGAGACTGTCTCGCTATTCCTCAGCGTATCATTGTACTTTATTGAATCATTCAGGGCGCATAAGATGGTTGCCAGCCACTCGTCTTTTACTTGCATCACGCTACCTCGTCTTTCTCAACCATGTTTGCCAGCTCATTAAGTAAGAGCTTGAATTTTGCGAGGGACATATCTCTTTCAGGGGCTATGGTATGGTGGGTTGCATCAAACACTGGGTTATAGGAGTCTCTCACTATAACTAGTCCTTTCGGTAATAAAGTCCCTGCGGGTAGTTTATAATACTCCCATTGACCCTTAAAAGTGTTAGGTTTATCAAAAGTACTTATCCCTCTAGGTCTATCCCTCACAAGTACTCTATCATTTCTAATTGTTATATCCGGCTTTCTTGGAGCGCCTCTTTTACGTTCTATTTCAGTTTCGACTAAATTAAACAGAGGCTCCTTACTCTTTATCTTTTTTGCTCTCCATAAGTCTACGGGTATTTTACGCCCGAAAAATCGATTAATACTACCTGTTTCCAATAGGACATCTTCTAGCAATTCTACACTTTCCAT